TGCAAAATACCTTTGTATTGTGTTGATTTATCTCTATAATGTTATTTATACAAGTTAAAAATAAACACTTAATTTGTATTTTTAAAACTACTGGAGAGTACAAAATGAATAAAGTAATATTTACTGACAAAGACGGCAACAAGCACGTCAAGGATTTTCACCATAATTGGTGGATGGATAACAAAATTGGTGCAAAAAAAATGTTGAATAGGACTCCTAATTTTGTAAAGGCAGACGTTATGGGTATGTTGTGGGGTACTTGGGATGTAGTAGCAACTATTGTCCAAGGAAAAAAATAATGTATTACATCGGAAGCGGATATGGAAATGGAATGTTCACACTTCGTGAGCATAACTTAATTCCTACTAATTATGGTGTTAGAGAGGAAGATAGATATGTCAAAATCCTTTGTCGAGATTACGACAAGGCAGTTATAAAGGCGAAAGAGTTTGTTGGTGACAGAGACAAGCTTGAAGTAGGTAAGGCTTGGGATTTAGAAAAATGGGGTGAAGCGGAAAAGCCGCATAGGTACGTTGCCCCCCAACTTACACCAGCAGAGATTGCCAAGCGTGAAGCTGAAGCTAAGGCTGAGGAAATAAAGAAGGCTAAAGAAGAAGCTGAATACCAAGAGGTGCTACGTCAAAGGCAAGAGGTTTACGACAAGGCTGAACCTGTTCCAGTAACTGATGAGCGTATTCAGTTCACTGGTGTAATCGAAAAGACTTATCACAAGGATAACCAATGGGGAGGGTCTTATAGACTATTTTTTAAAGATGACAGAGGCTTCGAGCTAAATGGAGGTATGGGTAAATCTTTCGAGTATGTAATATTTTCTCAACTTAAAAGCAAATACTACAGAGATGATGAAAAATACAAAAAAGTACAGGAGGAAATAGAAGAGGAGCATTCACTATTGCCAGAAGGTGCAAAAGTTTCATTTGAAGCTAAGGTCAGCCCAAGTGATGAAGACCCTAAATTTGGATTCTTCACCAGAGCAACAAAGGTGAAACTGCTTAATCCAGAAATACTAGAAAAGGATGCAGACAGACATCTTTATCATGCCCATGAGGTAGTAGAAATTAAATTTTAAATCAAAAGGGGCGAAAGCCCCAAGGAGAAAAAAATGAAAATTATTAAAAACACTTCTGTATATGACACTAAAAAGCTAAACACTTTGTTTTGCTTTATTCATAATTTAATTGCAAAAGATGAGGGTCGTTTACGCAGATGGTCAATACTTAAAATTCATGTTAAAAAATGTAAATTCAAAAGAGGTGGTTATTCGGGATTGGCTACTTTGGGAGTTCCAAATTATGTCAATGAGAAAATCCCTCACATGACTTTAAGGATAAATAAAGATTTAGGTTTGTGTCAAATTTCGCAATTGTTTGCCCACGAGTTAATGCACAATTATGGTTATGTACACAGTCAATTTCAAAGTGACCCATTACAAAAAGACCAAATGAGTCTTATTACAGAGAAATTTATCAAAGATGAATTACTTACACCTAAAGCATTTCATGTAGCTAAAAAAGGAATTTCATATAAGCAGAAATGCAAAGACTTAATGAAAGAGTTTGAGTGGTTAGTTATTGAACGCCACCCCAATAAATGGCTACAAGAAATTGAAGTTTATGATGAACGTGATAATTGTGAATGTTGGCAGGATGAAGATGTAGATTGCACTTGCGATGAAGTATTTGATATGAGAATGGAATGGCGTGCTGACAATATAAATTGGAAAAGAGCGTATGAAAATGCAATGCTATTAATTTTAGGCGATATACCCATAACTAAAAGGAGAGTAAATGATGAAACTAACTAAACTAACCCAAGCTCAATCAGCTTACCAAGGTAGAGATTGGCACAGTCGAAAGATGGACACAGCTATCTACAAGTGCGGTAATTACCTTGTTCATAGTGATGGATATGGTGACTGGTCAATCTATAAAGGTGGTAGCTATACCAAGAGAGAAATCAACGGTGAAAAACTTTGGTCTATTGACTTGCATCTTCACGATGCCGAGCTGGTGTTCCCCCGCCTTGGTCAGTCTGCAAAGCTAAGTGATTGCAGAGTTTGGCTAAAAGAGAATGAAAATGACCTAAAAAATAGAACTTAAATCAAGAACCTAAATCAAGAACCTAAATCAAGAACAGGAGAATAAATGATGCTAAAAAAGTATTCTGAAAAGTCAAGACAAACTATGAGACGAACATCAATTAAATGGAATAAAAATATCAATAGAGTTGTTGTGTCATTCAAACCATCAGACGATGAATACTACAAAAAATGGTTGAAGGTTGAAGGAAGTACAAACCTAGAGAAAATTAAAAATCTTTTAGGCTAACTTACCATCGATTAACAAAGCCACCTCGCCTTCTGGGTCTGGTGGCTTTTCTTTTGGGCTTATCTAATGGTAAATCAAATGTCTTGTCATCAACTTCTTCTTCTTTCTTTTGTTGTGATTCTTTTCTTGTTTTGAGTTTATCAATTGCTGGATTAAGAATATGATATGAAGCAAAAGCATAACCAAAACAATCTAGAGCTTCGTTTCTATCACGAGTTTTAACCCACTCCCTTCTGGGAAATCCTTTGTAATATTTAATAACTACCTTCTCTGCTGTAAGCTGTGCATAAAACTCAGGGTCTAAATCAGTTGAAAAATGAACCTGACCATCACCTGATGTTATTTTTAGTCTTGAGTAGATGGCATCTTTAATAGTGTCAACGCCTAAACTGTATAGCGTTGTCCTGTTCCTGCCAGCTTGGGTCGGCTTACTTGCGACTGCTTTGCCGCTACCAGCGACACCTTTGATACTAAACACGCGCCTAGCTTGGCGCGGCTTGGTGAATTGATACACTTGGTCTGTAAGAAATCCTGAGTCCACACAACAACCTGCTATTCTTAGCCCGTCATAATTGTTTGTTAATACAATATCTAACTCGTTCCAGACTTCAGGCATTACTGGGTCGCCCCATAATATTTGATGGTCAATTATCCATGAATGATTATTAATTCCCCAACCAACTATTTGAATTTCCAGACGGTCTTGTTGTACATCCACCCCTGCTGTTAATAAACGCACTTCTTCAGGTATCGAATCTACCCCATAGTTCTCAGCTCGCGGCATTAGCTGACCATCCTCTATGCCCTCACCTTGGTCTTCCCAAGTCTCACCCAGAGATGTATTGACCCATGTCTTTAAAGTTTCAGGAGATTTTTTAGCAAAGATAAAATCTTCAGCGACTTCTGCCCAAGTTCGCCAAGGTGAATAGAGTTCGTTTAAATGGAATCCTGCTGTCTTTTTTGTTTCTTTTTCAGCGACCCATTTGCCTGCTAACAGCATTTTTATCTTATTCTTATCTTCTAGTGCCGCTCCACAATGTTCACAGGCATATACAGCAGTGTCTGGCTTATCCTCTTGCCAAGAAACTTGCGACCATTTAAGGTGCTGGTATTCGTTACATTCAGTACAAGGAACATGAAATCTACGCTTGTCTGAATCTTCATAAGCCATTTCAATTCTTGATATTCCTTTGATTGTTGGTGTTGATGTCAGGATTATCTTCCTGTTCCAGAACGTAGAAGTTCTCTTTTTAGCTAAAGATACTGGGTCTCCTTCTGAGCCAGCCGAGATTGGATAGCGGTCAACCTCATCTCCAAGAACTATTCTGATTGGTCTACTTGCCAAAGAAGCTGGTGAGTTTGCACCGCTCATAGTAATGTGCCCACCAGCGAATGTTTTATGCAGCATAGTGTTTCCAGAATCTCTTGCCCTTGGGTCTTTTACTTTTGACTTTAATGAAGGTGTATCTCTTAACATTGGGGCGAGTCTATCCTTTGACCAAGTTTGAGCCATCTCTAAAGTAGGTTGGAGCATAAGAATTGGTGAGGGGTCTTGGGTTATGTAATAGCCAACAATGTTATTTAGAATTTCAGTCTTACCAACTTGAGCTGATGACATTACAACAATAGTTTCAATCTCTCTATCATTACAAGCATCCATGATGCCTTGTTGATATGGCGCTCGGTCTGTTTTCCATTGCCCTGCTTCTGCTGATGATTCTGGCGACAGTTTTCTAAACCTATCAGACCATTCACTAACAGTAAGTCTAGGTGGTGGACTCCAGCTCTGGAACGTCTTCGCTAATACTCGCTCTATAGGTGTCTGGGATTCCGTCATTTGAAAGTTCTGAAAGAGCAATCTCTATATGCTCGGTTAATAATTCTTCTGCCTCATTAAATGTATCACAAGCAATAAGTCTGTGTGCGGCTTTGGATGGTATCCCTAACAATTTTGCTTTGGAGTTAGATACAACCATCATCCAAGCATCTTGCACAACCTCGTATGGAATTACATTCTTCTTTAATTCATCGACCTCGATTTCCTTATGGTCAGCTTGAGCTTTTAATAGCCTCGCCCTTTCCTCGTTTGCATCACCAACCAAAGAGTTTGAGTTTTGACCTAAAGCTTTGGCTCTTATCCATTTGCAATATTGAGTGATACAATCTGCTGTGTATTTGTTTTGTTTGTTTTTTTGAATAACTCCAGACCTTGCTAATTGACCTATGTAATCAACAGTTAATCCCAGCATTTTTGCTATTGTTCTGGCTGGATATATAACCTCTGGTTCATCTGTTTTCTCCATCTGATTTACATTTTCAGAGATGGATGTGTAGTGGCTGTATCTAAAAAAATAAAGCGCCCTTGAATCACCA